GGTAACGCTAGAGTTATGTTTTCCCCTGCCCGACATAATGGCGCTATAGGAATACGTGAAGTAGTGAATGATGCACAAAGAGACAATAACGATCTTTTACCCGTAAGAATTTGCAGCTCTGGATGGTGCGGATAAGAACGATAACAAAGAGTTAATGAGCAAGCGTAGCGTAGCCTCTTTAACGAGGTGTTATTAATTATAAGGGCGTTAAATGATTAAGGTAATATTCACTAAGGGCGGCTTATTGCCGCGATTCCCAATTCAATACTATGTTAAAACCGATAACTATAGGATAGCTGAGGAAAAGGCCAAGCAGCAATTTGATAAAGACAAACCGAATAATAATCGATACAATCAGACTTTAATGGTCGTAATTAACCCTATAGAGCCTTAAGCATGATTAGCACTAGAAACTTTAGCCCGATTACAGATAAGAAGATTCTTTGTACTTGCGGCCATGAGGATTGTGATCAGAGAAGCGTTAGCCAAGAAGTGTTAAATATGGCTCAATCTGCTAGGGATGCTCTAGGTTTTGGCTTGATTGTTACCAGTGGTGGAAGATGCCCCAAGCATCCTAATGAGATTCATAGGTCTGTACCTGCTGACCACCAGCGGGGGCGCGGTATAGATATCAGTATCACTGGGGCAACTAGGGGCAATGTTGTTAGGGCTGGCTTAGATGCAGGCTTTAACGCCATAGGCATTGCTTCAACCTTTGTGCATTGGGGTCATAGACCTGAGTTGCCTGATGATTATACGATTATGTGGGTTTACTAATGTCGGGGATACTGGCTAAGATATTCGGGGCTGGCGATGTTATTCAATCGGGTGTTGACTTAATAGACAGCCTGCATACCTCGACTGAGGAAGAAATACAGGCCAAGAGCAAAGCTAAAACGGATTTATTAAGCGCGTATGCCCCATTCAAGATAGCGCAGCGATACCTGGCAATGATGTTTACGCTTACTTATTTGATAAGCTTTTTTATATGTCTGATAAATATTCTTATTGCTGATGACTTTACAAAGCTTGATATTACTAATCTATTGAGTGAGTTCTATATCGGTGAGATAATGCTAACTATTGTTGCTTTTTACTTCGCCGGCGGTGCTGTTGAAGGCGTAGTTAACCGCGTTAAAGCAAAGAAGGAGGCATAGCCGTGGCTGCAGTAAAAACATCACCGTCTGAGCCTGAGTTAACAGCACTATGGAATCATACCCATAGCCACGGCGAGAAAATATCCAACCTTGAAAAGATAGCGGCTAGACTTGAAACGGGGCAAGATAGCTTAGAGGGCAAGATAGACACAGGCTTTGCAGCTTTGCAGTCTGATCTGCAAAGGTCAGTTAAGCCGCCACTTAATGTTATTGGCGTAGCTACGCTGTCGATAGTTATTCTCAGTGGCTTCGGCGCCGTGCTCACATATATGATAGGGCAAAGCGGCGCGGCGATGGAGAGGGAGACAGATTTAAGATTTGAAGCGGTTAGGTCTAGCGCGGTTATAGCCACCAAAGCACTAAAACAAGAGATAGCAGATGTAAATCACACTATTGACAACATGAACAAGAGAATGATTATTGATGATCAGCGCGAACAGCAGGATATGTATGACAAAGGCGTTTTAGTCTCAAAGTTTAAAGGGTTAGAGCAAAACTTTTACCATTTAGATGATCACCTGCATATAAAAGACAGGCGCAACGAGGATTATAGGCTAAGAATAAAGGAGCGCCTAAGCGTCTTAGAAACAGACGCAGAAATAGGCAGACACAAATCAAATTAAAGAATTCCGTCTCGGAATAGCTACGGCTTTAACTGGACTTGGCTGTAGCATTGCCCCTTAATTGGGGCTTTTTTTTGTCAATTTATAATTCGCTCGAATATAGTGCTATAATAACGGCAGGTATTTTCCCGGATACCTATCAATTATGGGGCTTAAATATCGGTGTTTAAGCCCCATATCTAAAGGGATGGGAGTAAAACATGCAGAATACTAAAGGCTCATTAGCTCAACAATTGGCAGAAGCTAAAGCTAACGAAGAGAAAGAGAAAGCTCTAAACGGTATGATCGATGCAGCAGCTAAGTGCCTGGTAGACGGTAACAGCAAACAGGCTGCACAAGCCATTCAAGAATTAGCATACTATTGCAAGCAGTCACAAGAACTATTTACTCATGTCCGTAAAATGGTTATAAGTATTGCAGTAGCTCAATCAGATGAATTGTTTATATTAGAAAAACTTAAAATAGCAGAAGAGGACTTACGTGATGCAAGAAGAAAAATCATCCAGTAAAAAGCCAGAGACTAAGCCAAAGGCAGCACCTAAGCCAAAGGCAGCACCTAAGCCAGAGATGGCAACAAAGGCCGATATTGAACGCCTAGAGGCTGCATTAAGCAAAGTGGCGGTAATGGCTGGACAAGGTAACATCTTGGCTGAGTATGGTATTAAGCGGTGGGTTCCATCTGCTAAAGATACGAAGAGACAGTGGTAAGCTAATGATTAATTTTATTGTTTTTAAAGATGATGATGGTGTAGGTGTTAAGGCTGGGGATCAGAAGCAGTACATAACAGGCGAGATATTAGAAGCCATGGAGTCTGATTATGAAGAATTAGCCTCTAAGGTCAAATGCTTAGAGTCTGAAAACGCTAAACTTAGCTTAATGCTGGCCGATATTATCGCAGATGATAAAGGTAAAGATTTAAAATTGAGTTTAATTGAGGCTATTTTATCTCATGGCTGCAACTAGAGCGCAACAAAACAAATCAATACGGCAAGAGGCTCTTAGAGAGCAGTTATCTGCTCAGGGTCATGTGCAGCAAGCAGTTGTTATAATTGATAAATTGACCGATCTAAGTGTAGATTTAGACTCTTTACATATCCAAAGGCTTAATATTGCTATGGGTGGTCACTTCAAGCTCATTAATAAATACTTACCTGAGCTTAAAGCGAGTGAGATGTCATTAATCGATGAAGATGGCCGTACTACTGGCTTTAAGGTAGAGTTTACTAATGATAAAAGAGATAGCGATACCTCAGAAGTTTAGTGGATTCTCTGAGCCGCATAGATACAAAGTAGCTTATGGCGGTCGTGGTAGCGGCAAATCATGGTCTATAGCTACGTTATTAATACTTAAAGCGTTATCCTCTCCTGCACGTATCCTCTGCGCTAGGGAGATACAGAAGTCTATTATCGACTCATGCTTACAATTACTATCTGATGCTATCTATCGGTTAGGTGTTGAAGATCAATTCGATATTCAATCAACACAGATACTAGGCAAGAATGGCTCTAGGTTCTTATTTGAAGGGCTGCGATCTAATATCTCTAAGATAAAAAGCATGGAAGGAATTGATATAGTCTGGTGTGAGGAAGCCGACCAGGTATCAGCAACATCATGGAATACTTTGATACCTACCATTCGTAAGGAAGGCTCTGAGATATGGGTATCGTTTAATCCATCTGATGAAATGGATGATACTTATCAAAGATTTGTTTCTAACCCTCCAGAAGATTGCTATGCCGTAAAGGTTAATTATTGTGATAACCAATGGTTTCCTGAAGAGTTAGAGAAAGAACGGCTGGCAATGAAAGCCCAAAGCGATACGCTTTACCGCCATATATGGGAAGGTGAACCAATTGCTAATAGAGATGGGGCTTACTGGGCTAAGTACATCAAACAGGATCAAGTAGCTAGGATACCGATAGAGGCAAGACACCCGGTCAATACCTACTGGGATTTGGGTGTCAGTGATTCTACTGCAATATGGTTTGTTCAAACTGTAGCTAATGAGATTAGGGTGGTTAACTGCTATGAAAATCACGGCGAAGGTCTTGCTCATTATATTAATTATATCCATGATTGGCGCGATTCTAATCAAGCGGTTATGGGTAGCCACTATGCACCGCATGATATTGCTGTGCGCGAGTTGGGAACGGGCAAGAGTAGGCTTGAAACTGCAAGAACTATGGGTATTGTTTTCCAAGTAGCTCCAAACGTATCCATTGACGATGGGATACAAGCAGTCAGGGCTATCATGCCTAGGTGCTGGTTTAATCAAGACCATTGTAAGGATGGACTAAGGGCGCTTAGATCGTATCGTAAAGAGTTTGACGATAAGAAAGGCGTGTATAAGCCTAGACCGTTGCATGATTGGGCTAGTCATTATGCTGATGCCTTTAGATACTTTGCTTTATGTCATAGAGATGTGTCTAATAATTGGTCACAGCCAGTAACAGCGCAGCAATGGAGCCCTTTTGACTGATAACAACGACAAAGCTATAAGAGTCTGGTACATAGTCTTATGTGAGTCTAAGGCTAGACATTGGGCTATTAACTGGATGACTAACGGCCATTGCTATGCTGCTAGAAGATCGCCGGCTGGCACTATGTGGTCTATTGTTGATCCTACTACCAGCATTGTTGAAGTATCGACCTATCCTGTTGCAGTACTGCCTAACCCTCAAGACTATAGCGAGTACGCTACCAAGGTGATTAGGTGCGTAGTTGATCCACAAGTTGATGGAAAATTCAAGGTTAGGTTTGGGCTTTTAACTTGTGTTACCATTATGAAAGCGTTGTTATCCCTGAGTGGGTGGCGCATTGTATCTCCTGATCAACTGGGGAATCATCTTATTAATAGCGGTATTGGTAAAGAAGTGTGGAGTAAGTAATGGCGCAACAATTAAACAAACTAGGTGGTGGGTTGTTGGGCAAAATTGGCTTACCTGATCCAATCTCTGATACTGCAGACTTTGCTGATTCAGAAGATAAACGGCTGAAGGCTGAGAGAAACAAGCTTAACGCTGCTAACAAAAGCGCAGTAGATAGCGAGAACGCTAAACATAGTTCAACTAAATCCAAAAGCTTACTGGGGTAATTTATGGGCAGTATATTAGATATGGGCGCAGAAAAGCGAGCCAAGAAACAGGCAGCCATGCAGCAAGAGCAGTTAGATAAGCAGAAGCAGAAAGAAGATTTACGAGCTGCTGAGGCTGAAGATGAAGTATCAAGGCGTAAAGGTATCGCCGCTAAGGGTGGATCAAAAGCATCATTATTGGCTACAAGTGAAGCCGGCGTGACTGCTGCTGCATCTATGAAGCCAGCACTATCTAAATCAATGGGCGGTTAATATGTCATTAGCAGACTTAGGAACGGTTACGGACTTACTAAAACGGTTTAAGTCTGCAACAAAGGAATATGAAAGCTTCAGATCGATTCACCAAGAAACTTATGATTTTGTAGCACCTACCCGCGAAACATTTAGGTTTCATTCTCCAGGCCAAGAAAAGAATAGGCATGTATTCGACTCAACGGCTGTAACAGCATTAGAGCAATTCGCCTCACGCATCAAAGGTTCTACTATTCCATCGTGGAAAGAATGGGCTGTGTTGGTAGCTGGCTCAAGTATCCCTGATGATTCTAAGGAAGAAATCAATAAGGACTTAGAGGAAGGCACAAAGAAATTCTTTGATGCACTTAATCACTCTAATTTCGACACTGAGATTAACCCGGCTTTAGTTGATATGGGTATAGGTACAGGCGCCATCATCATTGATGAGGGTGAGTTTAATAGCGGTGACACGTTTAACTTTACTAACGTACCTTTATCAGAGTTATACCCTGAAAAGCCAGCACAAGGGCGCATACGCTCAGCATGGCGTAAGCATAAAGTTATTGTAAGTAAGATTGAGCAGATATGGCCTGGCGCTAAGTTAGGCGAGCAGCTAGAGAAGATTGCCAAAAAAGATCCATTTGCCGAAGTAGATATTTTAAATGGTCAATTATTTAATGCTAAAGATGGTCTTTACTACAACGTCATTATCTATGAAGCAGGCAAGCAGCTTATATTTGATCAAGCGTTCAAATCACAGCGATTTATTGTATTCCGCTGGCACGTTGTAAGCGGTGAGACGTATGGTCGTGGTGTGGCAATGCAAACCTTGCCTGATGTTAGAACGCTTAATAAGATTGTTGAGTTTAAGCTTCAGTCATTGGCTTTGGCTGTTGGTGGTGTTTATACCGGTGTAAACGATGGGATATTCAATCCTAATACGGTACGAATTGCCCCTAAGACTATTATTCCCGTTGCTAGTAACAACGATCAAAACCCCACACTTAGACCATTAGCTCAGGGAGGTGACCCCGCATCTGTAGAGTTCTCTATTAGAGAATTGCAAGAGAAGATAAATAAGGCGTTCTTTGCTAATCCGTTGGGCGATGTTACCGATCCGGTGCGGTCTGCTACTGAGAACATGATCAGACAGCAAGAGATGCTTAAGCAGGCGGGAGCCTCACTTGGTCGCTTAAAGTCTGAGCTTATCGAGCCATTGCTAGAGGCTGGCTTAGATATATTAACTGGCTTAGGTGAATTCCCTGATGTGCAGATAGATGGCCGTCAGATAACCATTAAGCATAGCTCACCATTAGCTAAGGCTGAGGATATAGAGGACTTCCAGAATATCCTAACATGGGCACAATCTAATATTGGCTTAGTTGGTCAAGAGGTCTTCATGGGAACGGCTAAGGTTGAAGACTTCCCTAAAGTGACCGGCGATATGTTAGGAATCCCCGCGGCATTGATTCGATCGAAAGAAGAGGTAGATGCTATCGGTAAGGTCGCAGCACAAGCAGCACAACAAGGATTAGGCGGAGGCGCACCAGTTGAGCAACCCGTATGATGATTTAGGCTCGCAGCCTGAATGGAATGAAGACGATAAAGCTAACTTTGAACGGTTAGATTATCTTATTCATAAGACTTTTGGTCAAAGTGATGAGGGCTTAGAGCTGTTAGCACTATGGACTGAGAATCTTATAATGTCACCGGGCTTTGAGTTTGGTGATAATGATTTGACTATAGGCCACAAAGAGGGCGTTAAGTCATTTATACGCAATATAATTTTAACTATTAAAAAGGTAGAGAATGATGAGTGATGACATCGAAACAAATGAAGAAGTAGTAACTGAGCCACCGGCCGAGACTACAGTAACCGCTGAGACTGTTGAGACTGAGGCAGTTGAAAAGGTAGAGCATCCTGAATGGTTTAAGGCTGACAAGTACAAGACGGTTGATGATCAAGCTAAGGCTTATACTGATTTAGAGAAAAAATTCGGATCATTTACCGGTGCGCCTGAGACTTATGAGGCGGTTTTATCTGACGAGCTAACTGAAGCAGGCGTGTCTATTAATGCTGATGATCCATTGATGGCTAGAGCTATTGAGTTTGCTAAGGCTTCTAACATGAGTCAAGAAGGCTTTAATGGCATGGTGCAGCTATATGCTGAAAACCTTGTCACAGAAAACATTGCTTTAGAGCAGTACAAGTCTGAGCAATTGGATTCGCTGGGCGCTAAGGGTGCACAACGTATCGAAGGCATTAATAAGTGGGTCGATGCCAATATGGATGCAGAAAGCGCAGCTAATTTACGTGGCGTTATCACTACATCTGAAGGCGTACAAGCTATTGAGCAATTGATAGCTAAGACTAAAAACGCGCCTGTAGCTGCTGCTGATCTTGCGCCGGCACAAAGCGTTACACAAACTGAACTAGATGCAATGTATTTTGCTAAGGATGAGAACGGTAACCGTAAGATTAATACCGATCCATCATTTAAGGCTGAGTATGAAAGTAAAAAATCCGCATTACATGGTGATGCACCATTCAGGCAAATGATAGGCTAATATTATGTTTAACATACAAACCTTTTCCCCAGTTGGCAGCCAAGCAACGGCGGCGCCAAGTATATTTACTTATAGCACGACTGACACGCTTTCTCAGGTGTTGGCTCCTAACTACTTTTACGGCGTATCATTTAATGAAGGCGATATAGTTAGAGTCGAATGTGCCGAGGGGTCAAGGGTTGTTAAGTATGTTAGTGGCGTATTCGTTAATGATTCAGTATTAGCTAGCAGGGTTATTGTCACAGATTCTAGCCAGTTTGCTAATATTGATAGCACTAAAGAATATTTTATTGATGGCATTATAGATATGACAGGGGTATCAATAGTTGTTCCTCCAGGTGGTATCAGTCTAAAAGGCTACGGCTTTAATATATCCGGCTTAGTTTGCGCTGATGATAATTACACAATGTTTGTTAGCGAGTCTATTGCTATAGGCTCGGGTGATGTTTTAGGAATGGATTATTTTATAAGTGTTACCGGCGCGGCATCTAAAGTTTATGAGCTTTATGACGCTACCGGGCTTTATGCTTTTGAGTTTCAAAGAATAAATTATAATAATTGCACTAATCTAGGTGATCTTTACGACTACAGGCAAGGCTTAGAGCTTGGAACGGGTAGATTTGGCGGCTCTCCCTCGTTAACTTTGCATGGTATATGGTTAGGTGGTTATAGAATTACAACGTCTATAGTTCGTAATTTAGCAGGAACAATGACAGAGCCATTGTTTAAAGCTGGTTTTTTGTTCGAGATGAGAAGCAGGTTTTTAACTGATATGAATGTAGACCTACCAACATTAGCACCTTTGCTAGATTTTCAGCCTGTAAACTTTCCTAATGCTAGCACGTTGCAGCTTAAAGGCTGCGAGATAACAAGAGATGGAGCCTATGTTTCTAATGATTCAAATATAACGCCTAATATTTCTGAGTCAGATTTGCCATCCTACTGGAAAGGAAACAACGGTTTATTAAATACTTTTGTTGGTGGCACAATATCGGTAATAAGTGAAGAATTGACAGTAATAGGTGCTGGTTCAACTTATTATGATCTAGAGGGCGTTTATCTTGGCACAGGTTTGCAACACTTTTCAGCTAGCGCAGATGGTAAGCTAACGCACTTGGGAGAAACCCCGACAGAATATGAGATCACAGCCTCATTGGTATTAGAAAGCCAGCAAAATAATGATTTAACAGTTAGGTTTAGAAAGTGGGATAACAGTGCTGGGGTTTTTATAAATTTAGATTATACGGAGCAGACAAGGCAGGTTAGCCAGCTTCAAGGTGGTCGAGATGTTGCAAACTTTACTCTAGTTGTTGGTGGCTCTTTAGATCAAAATGATTTTTTTCAATTACAGGTAAAAAATAATAGTGGCAATAGTAATGTTACCGCTGAAACAAGTAGTTTTTTTAGAGTTCAAGAAAGATAACCAGTTGACAATTATTGTCACTATGTGTTTATAATTGTCACAACACCTTCCGATACCCTCTTAAAAGGCCGGACTTGAAATACTTAGTTAATTTTATATTAGCAAAAGTCAAACCGAGTTTCGGCACTTTGATCAAGCTAAACCGAATCAAATACTTTTAGGAGACATAATATGTCTAAGTTCCTCACTAATGCCGCAGTCATTGAATTTGACAGCGAAGTAAAACACGAATATCAGGGTATGGGTCGTTTACGTAACACTGTTACTTTACGTACCAACGTTACTGGCGAAAGTTACAAGTTCGCACGTACTGGTCAAGGTCTTGCTAATCAGAAGGCTACCCAAGCTGATGTAACTCCAATGGACGTTACCTATGGCCGTCAAACTGCAACGATGGAAAACTGGTTAGCTCCAGAATACACCGACATTTTTGACCAGGCTGAAGTTAATTTTGATGAGAAGCAAGAGCTAGCTAAGACCATTGCTAAAGCTTTGGCTCGCCGTGAAGATCAAATCATAATCGATGCTGTTGAGGGTGCTACTTATAGTACTACTCCTGCAACTGCTGATACTGGTTTGTTACTTACGACTGCTGCTGCTGGCTTAACGGTTGCTCAGTTACGTGCAGCATCTACCGGTCTAACTGATCGCGGTGTTGAAAACGAAGATCGTTTCGTTATGTGTACGGCTGGCGCTTTATCTAGCTTGTTAAGCGAAGAGTCTATTACTAGCTCTGACTATAACAATGTTAAAACTTTAGTTAATGGCGAGATTGATACCTTTATGGGCTTCAAGTTCAACATTATCGAAAGTCGCGTTGAAGGTGGTCTAACTGCTTTGACTAACTTTGCTTACCATAAGTCTTCAGTAGGTTATGCTGTCGGTATCGACATGAAAACTACTATCGATTGGGTTGCTCAGAAAACCTCATGGTTGTGTAACGGTATGCTTAAGTCTGGCGCTGTTGTGCGTGAAGCTGCTGGTATTGTTAAGATGCCTACTACTTCATAAGTAGACCGGCGGGGGTTAGCTATTACTAGCTCCCGCCAATTTTTCATCACTCTTCACCTCGTAAGGGGTGCTTTTTGAGGTAGTTTATGTCTAGTTCTATAGATATAGCGTCTAATGCTTTACTGCTGATAGGCGATAACCCTATCTCATCATTCAATGATCCAGGTGCCGGCGCTCAAGCTGCCGCTAACCTTTATCCGCAAACTAAAGAGATGGTACTTAGCTATCATCCTTGGTCGTTTGCCATGAAGCATCAAGAGCTATCAAGGCTATCAGCCGCTCCAGATAAGCGCACTGGCTACAAATACGCATATAAGACACCAACTGACCTAATCCGATTATGGGCTATCATGCCTCATAGTGATTACGTTATTGTAGGTGAGAACATTTTAAGTAATGAGCCTGCTTTACTTGCTCGTTATGTTTATGATGTGTCTGAGTCAGCTATACCGGCACAGCTAATTAAGGCTATGGAGTATCAAATGGCCTCAGAGTTTTCTATATCTGTTACTGAAGATGAGAACAAGGCAGCATTTTATCAGCAAAAAGCTAATTTACAGTTAGCCAAAGCATCCAATGTTGACTCTCAAGGCCAACCACAGCAATCTATTGCCTCATCACCATTCATTGAAGCGCGTAATGGTGGGTTCTCAGGAAGCTATTTCTAATGGGCTTATGGACAACTCAATCAAATTTTACAAAGGGCGAAATAGATCCCACATTATTAGGTCGAGTTGATTTAGATATATATTATCAATCAGTTCAAGAGGCCACTAATGTTCTATCTATCCCTCAAGGTGGGCTTAAGAAGCGGCCTGGCACAGCATTTTTAGGTGCTGCTTTAGGTGATGGGCGGCTAGAAAGTTTTAGCTTTAATACTGAGCAAAACTATCTGCTAGTCTTTACTGCATTAAATATGCAGGTTTATAAAGATGGTGTTTTGCAGGCAACCGTAACAACACCATACCCAAGCACTACAGTTATCCGCGAGGTTGATTATATTCAATCGGCTGACTCTATTATTATTACTCACCCCAACTATGAGCCTAGATTTATACAGCGCACAAGCGATACAGCATGGACTATCACAACGCTACCACTAACCAACTTACCTCAGTATAATTATGATGATGCTAGTAGTCCTACGGCCGTTAGTGAGGTTCAAGAGATAAATTTTAGCACTGATGATGCTGAAGGTGATAAGTTTAGAATATCACTAGATGGTATTTTAACTGAAGAGATAGTCTATAGTGAGGCGGCTGCTACCGGCGATGCTAGAGCATTAACTACCGCCAAAAACATACAAGTTGCATTGCAGGAATTACCGAACACAGGTAACACAGGTGTTTCGGTTGTATCAACTGGCATTAGAGATTATCAGGTTACATTCTCAGGCGAATCTGCTAGTGATTGGGAGCTAATGACGATCACTTATTTATTTTCTGCTAATGCTAATGTAACCGCTCCAGTGACTAGAATATCTGGCGGTACCTCCCCAAAAGAAGATGTATGGTCTACTGGTAGAGGATGGCCTAGAACGTGTACTTTTCACGAAGGGCGCCTATGGTTTGGCGGGTCTTTATCGCGCCCATCTACTATATGGGGATCAAACGTCAATGATCCTTTTAACTTTGAAGCAGGTCGAGCTAGGGCAGATCAATCCATTGATGCAACACTAGCAACTGATCAGCTTAATGCTATTACGGGGATTATCTCTAATCGCTCATTGCAGATATTTACTAGTGGCGCTGAGTTCTATGTGCCTACATCACCTATTACTCCTGAGACAGTGGCGGTTAAACCACAGACTAATATAGGCTCTAAGCGAGTTAGGCCGGTAGTTATTGAAGGTTTAACCATGTTTGTCCAAAGAACGGGCAAAGCGCTGTATCAATTCCAATATACTGACGAATTTCAATCTAATGAATCTCGTAGCGCATCTTTAGCATCACCTCATTTAATTACTAACCCTTATCAGCTAGCGGTATCCCAAGGCAGTAGCGAAACCGATGCCAACTATATTTACTTGGTTAGTGATACGGGTGACATGACTGTTTTTAATACTCAGTCGCTTGAAGGCGTGCAAGCTTTCACAAGATGGTCAGACCAGGCTGATATTAAATCGGTGGCGGTAGTTGATGAGGTTGTTCATCTTCTAGTTAATCGCGGCTCTAGGTATGACATTGTTAAGGCTGATAGCTTTCTTAATACTGATTCTTCTGTATTACAGCTAATTGTAGGCGATACAGTTACAGGGCTTGATCACTTAGATGGTCAGACGGTTAAGGTTAAAGCGGAGGGAGCGGTTCAGCTTGATAAGGTTGTAGTTGCTGGGTCTATTACATTAGATCGTGAGGTTAACGGACTTGTCGAGGTTGGTTTAGAGTATCAACCGACCATTAAAACCATGCCGCTAAACGTAACGCTTAACGATGGCTCGCACGCTGCACAAAAAAAGCGAATTATGAGGTGCGCAATTCGGGTGCATGAGTCTAACGGTGTTATAGTTAACGGGCAGAGATTAGCCGATAAAACTATAGGACTTAATCAGTTTGATTCGCCAGAGCCACAATCAGAATTTAAAAGAGTATTTTTGTCTGGTTGGTCACTGGACGCAACGATAGAGATAACACAGACAACGCCATACCCGTTAACGGTGCTGGCTTTAGATTTAGAGGTTAAGGTATAGATATGGCACAGTTAGCATTAGTAGCAGTACCGGCAGTGCTTGGAGCTATGCAGCAAACTCAAGCTGGCAAGATCAAGCAAATTGAATCTGAGGTTAATGCTGCACAAATAGAGACTGCTGCATCTCAGAGAGAAGCGGATCGTAAGGATGCTCTAGCTGCTGCTGTATCAAGTCAAAACGCTGCTGGTGGTGCAAGTGGTATAACCTTTGAAGGTTCGCCTCTATCGGTCCTAGAGGAAGATATACGACTAGCTGAGGAAGGCAGTGAGCGCGATGCGTTAATGGCTAGATTGGGTGCGGATGCAGAATTAAATAGAGGTAGGACTGCTGAATCTCAAGCTAGGTCAAATGCACAGCTTGGCCTATTGACTACGGCTGCTACTGTTGGCGCTCAAGGTTTTAAATCTAGTGCTAAATCTAGCAATGGATTGCAGCCTATTGATATGTCAAAAATACCCGCTAAAAAAAGATAAGGCTATAAGCATGGCAAGATTCAATCAGAAAGTAGGCATACAGACACAGAATCTAGCTAGTGGTGCTGAGAGTGGTCTAATGGCGCTTAGTGGTAAGTTCCAGCAAATAGCTCAGAAGAATCTGGCTAGCAGAGAACAATCAATTATTGAAGATCAAACCTTAACCGGCCAGCAATCATTCGTTAAAGGCGAGCAGCCTAAGTTTATGGACGAGGATAGGATTGTAGGTGGTGTGTCTGCCAAGGCTTATAATAAGGGTTTGATGGCGGCGTATTCTGCCTCTATTTCTAATGACATGAGGCAGGACTTAGCTAATATCGAGCTGAATAACCCTGATGATGTTGCTGAATATAATGCTCAGGTAGAAGCAAATAGGAATGCTTTAGCCAAATCCGTTGATCCTGCTGCACTACCTAATGTGCTAGCCCGATTCGATGAGCATACTACTAGTGGATCAATTAGGGTTAGGCAGCGTGGCGAGACTAAAGCTAGAGCCAATACTAAGCAGATACTAGGCGATAATATTAAAAGCTTAGGTGATGAATCAGCCAGGTTAGCTAGATTAGGTGATACCGATGCCGCTAGAAATGGACTGATTGAGCTAAGTAGTCATCTTGACGCGGCTGTAGCTGCTGAGACAATTACGGCTGTAGATGCAAAAATAGAGTTAGCCAAGTATCAGCAAGAGGCTATGGAGCAAGAAAGCCGACACCAATTTGATGAGGTACTAAAAACCGATACCGGCGTAGTCGATGCTCTAGATAAGCTATCTAAAATAGAGGATAAACCGCCAAAGGGCTGGACTCCTGATAAGTGGGATAGCTATATATCAAGCCAAAGATCAGACATTATCAGAGAGAAATCTAGGCGTGATGCTAATAAAGCAGAAGGCTCTAAACTGGCTTTTAACGCTGTTAAGGATTATGCAAAAGCAGCGACATTAGGCATTGAGGTATCACCAGAAGAAACCGCTAGAGTTAGTGCGCTTGCTTCTACTGATCCAGCACTTAAAAAACAATTTGACATCATTAACAATACTAAGCTGTTTGCGCTTACTTCACGCGCCGATAGAAATGAAATGCTTGCAGCTACCAAAGAAGGTGGCTTGCTTGATGTTGACGAATACGCCTCTATCGTATCTGCCAACAAAGCTATTAATGATGCTGCTGCTAAAGATGGTTATGCTCTAGGGGTGTCACAAGGGCTGATTAATCCAATACCTATGGACATATCAAACCCTAATTCATTTGCTGAGAAGGTTAAGCAGGCCGAAACCTTGTCTATTCATTATGGTGTTACGGTATCGCCATTAAGCGATAGTGAGGCCACGGCATTAAGTGATGGTTTAAATGATATGACTACCGATGAGAAGGTGGCGTTAGCGAATACGTTGAATGCCTCACCTTCAGTATGGGGTCAAATATCCGACAAGAATCAAGGTGCTTTTTCTATGGCAGGCGCTACCGGCGACCAGCCAGTAATGACCGCGGTATTCAAAGGTCAAGAATTATTACAGGCAAAACTAGCTATTCCAGTTAAGCAGTCCTATTATCAGATGAATTTCGATGAGCAGGTTGAAGGCGTTTATGGGGTGCAAGATAGACGCGACCTATTAGCCGCAACGATAGCTCATTATGCCGCGACTCATCCTGACGGCGAGTATGATAAAAGTGAGTTTGCTGATTCTATTGAGGCGGTTACTGGCGGTATTGGTGAGGTCAATGGATTTAAGGTTGAACTACCTAGAGGGGTTGATAGCGAAACTTTTGAGGACTTTATTGATGATATACAGCCTGAAACTATCGAGGCTTTAGGCGGCGTTCAAGGCGTATCTAATGAGCGGGCTGTAGAGTTAATCCAGCAATCAAGAGTTAGAAATATTAAATCGGGTAGCTATATCATTGATTATGATGGCACTCAGTTATGGGGCAATGACAATAAGCCTTTTGTTATTGAATGGTCTGAAGAGTTGCTATCTAGAAATGATGGGTATCAACAATCAATATTAAGAAATAAACGAAGCGGCCAGGGTGGTAAATAATGCCATTTGTAAGCGGTAAAGAAAGCAGAGAGCTAACACAAGGTTTAACGCCTTATGATTCAAGTACTGCGGCTACTGATTTTGGTGAGGTATTCGCTGCATCACTTGGCCAAGTTATTGATGAAGATTTAACCATATCGCACTCTTTAAACCGCGAAGGGTGGGAAGAAAGACGGAGCTTAACTGCTGAAGCTATAAACACTGATCAAGTTGACCGGCATAAATACATGGACCGGCGTGGTAAGTTTGACTATGACAGGCTCGCTCAGGAGATGCCTGAGCTAGGTTTAAAGTCTGATCAAGTGTTAGCGGATGAAAGAAATGCCTTGTTAGCTCAAAGGCGCGGCTATGCTCAAGATGTTATCGAGCGTGGTAGTGGTATTGCTCAATTCTTGGGTGCTGCCAATGCTTATATGCTTGATCCCGTTAATATTGCCACTATTGGCGTGGCTACTGCATCTGTATCAGCGAAATCATTGTCTGTATTAGGTCGTGCGCTAATGGTTGGGCGTAATGAGGCGGCGTTAAATGCTGCATCTGAGCTAATGATTCAGCCTTTTGTGTATGGTCATAAGCAAGAAATCGATTCTCCTTATGCTGCATCTGATGCTATTAAGAATATAGCATTTGCGGCGGCTGGCGGCGCGGTGTTTGGCTCTGCTGTTGGCGGTATTAGTGGAGTAATTGGTAAATCTGCCAAAGCATCAAAGGGTATAGAGCCTAATATTGTTGCTAGGGATGCTCAAGAGCCTGATAGCTTGGCTGAAGGTGTTGATGCACCTAATGAGGTTAAGGCATTTAACCTGTCAAACAAAATCGAGACAGCTATACCTGATATTGATTCACCTAGAAAAGTTCAAGAGTTTAAACAATATTATGAAAGTAATGGAATAGATGTTAATGCTGACAACACTATAACTTTATACCATGCAACAAATAAGGAATCCGCTGATAAGATTATATCTTCTAAGCAGTTTTTAGGCACAGATTCGCCTATTGGTGGGATGGTAGACGCTGATATAGAAACAGCATCATTTTTTGGATTTAGCAAAGAATGGGTAGAAAGCACATGGAATACTGGGTCATCTCAAAAAGTCATTGAAGTTAAAGTTCCAGTTCAATATATAAGGCATGGTGGGCAAAACTTCCAAGAGGCTTATTTTGAAGGAGGGCTTAAACAGTCCGGCGATGTTTGGATACCTAATAAACTATCTGAATCTTTTGTGGATACTATTGCGCCAATGGAGTACAAGCCTGTAATTGCCGATGTGGTTGATGCTCCAATTAACGGTAGCACTGTTGGCGGCATAAGCGGCTATCTATCTAAGGCAATCAAAAGCGCAGAAACATTAGATATAGTCACTCCTGATGTAGAGCAATCGTTACAGTATCTTTCACGAATGCAAGAGAGTATAGAATCGGGTCGATTATCTAGAGATAACTATGATTCTGTAATGAAAGATTATGATTCTGTATTAAGCGGCGAGTATGCCAGCTATAAGGCTGCTGCAGATAATACTGTTAAGCAATCTCAGAAAATAATTAATGATACGCTAAAGAATGAGGATACATTAGGTCAGTTTATATCTAAGAGCGGCGGTATTGATAGAGAGCTAATACAGGCTGAGGGTGTTGATCCTGTAGCGTTTAAAGATAGAGGCAAGGTGTTTGGCAAGCCGCTATATAGAAAGAAAGGCGGCAAATCTGCTGATGAGCTAGCTGAAGCATTGAACGAAGCAGGCTATAAGGGTGGTAGATTAACGGCTAACGATGTTGTTTCTATGATCCATGACATAGCCAACGGCGCTGATCCATTAATGAATGGTGCAGCTAAAGCTAAGGTTGATTTTCATCAAAATATTATAGATGACTTCTCTCGATCTACTGATGATGGTTATCTTAAAAGCTTATACGGTGATGTAAGAAAGCTTGATATTGAAGAAGATGTTAAGTATTACAACGACCTAGAAGCTAGAAAGGTTGAGGCTAATAAGCCATCTAAAACACCATCTGACTATTTTGAGCCACCTAAAGCCAAGCCTAAGAAAGCAATGGGCACCGATAGAGAGCGAGAGATATTAAAGCGTACTGGAATAGATGAAGATTTCGATGCAGATATGGACGCTTACTCTAGGTTAGATAACCCTGCTATAATTAAGGACGGCGAAATGGTAGAGGCATCTAGTTTTATGAAAGAGTTAGACGATGAGATAGGCGGCATAGAATCCGTATTGGTGTGTGCCCGTGGCTAGCTTTGATTTTTGTATCGACCAAGCCTTTAAAGACGGCAAGATAACCAAAGCCACAGCTAACTCAATTAAGGAATCTGCTGATCCAGAAGATGCTATTAACGGGTTGGTGGCTGATCTAACCAGACAGAAGCGAGAGGCGGCTATACAGGCTGTTAGGCTTGCTGATGGGTGGGCTAAGGTTTCCTCTCATCCTGTTTCTAAACATGACGGTCTTATATCGTTAATGGTTCGTGATCAAACGGAGAAAGCCGGCTATGCTAATGTTGATTATTTGGCGAAGCGTAACCATGCTAAGTACAACTCCATGTTTGCTGATGCTTTATCTCGTTTTCGTACTCGTAGAATTGGATTCGAGCAAGACGAAGCAGGACTTACAAAGCTCATCAAAGCAGTCTACGGAGAGGCAGTTGACGATCCAGAAATCGAAGCGTTTGCAAGACAGTGGGCAGACACGCTTGAGCAGACAAGAGTGGACTTTAATGCTAAAGGGGGATCAATATCTAAGAATGAATCTTACTTACTACCCCAAAACCATGACGCTAAAGCCATAAGAGAGATGGGTTTAGACCATTGGAAGGCTAGAATAATGCCTATGCTAGATCGGTCTAAAATGACTGATGATTTAGGCGAGCAATTAACAGATAGAGATTTCACTGAAGCTTTAGATTATGTTTATGAAACCATTACTACCGGTGGATTAAATAAAACTAAGGACTTTTCTGTACCTAGACTTGGCAAAAAGATGTCACGCAAAGGTTCAGAGCAAAGATTTATCTACTTTAAAGATGCTGATAGCTGGATGGCATACCAAAAAGAATTCGGCAAGGGTGATATATTTACGACACTGACCGACTCTTTAGAGGCTAAAGCCAATGATACCGCAATGATGGAGATTTTCGGCACTAGTCCAGAATCAACATATCTGGCGCTAAAGAATCAAATTATTAAAGAAGGTGGCTTATCTCAAAGGCAGCAAAGCCTAAACGATGCAGTTTATAACGTGGTATCAGGTAAAACCAGTGACGGTAACTTAACCGGTGTAGCTGATTTTATGCAATCTACCCGTAATGTGTTGACTGCTTCCACTTTAGGCGGTGCATTCTTATCTGCATTGTCCGATGTTGGCTTTCAAGGTTTGACCTCCCACTATAATGGCTTAATGGCATCTACTGTATTAGGCCGTCAAATGAAGCTGATGAGTCCAACAAAAGAAGCTGATCGCATTATGGCGGTCAAGATTGGCTTAGGTGCTGAGGCGTGGCTAGGTCGCGCTACAGGCTCTAACCGATACGCTGACATATTTGGTACGGGTAAGACTGCAAAGCTGGCTGAAGGCGTTATGCGCGGTTCGTTGCTTGCCCCGTGGACTGATGCAGGCCGTAAAGCGTTTGGCATGGAATATAGCTCGATGCTTGCCGATAACTTTGGCAAATCATTTGATGATCTATCAAGGCATACCAAAAGAGCTTTTGAGGCATACGGCATTAACTCTAATGACTGGGATTTATTTAGGGCTTCAGATACTTTAGATTTTGAGGGCGCTAAATACGCTGATTTAACTAAAGAAGGCGGCAAAAAGTTTAATCAAATGATTATGACTGAGACTGATTTCGCCGTACCTACTCCAGACGCTAAGGTTAGAGCGATGACTACAGGCGGCACAGGTCGCTCAACGGTTGGAGGGCAGACTTGGCGTTCCGTTATGATGCTCAAGTCTTTCCCTATTACCATGATGACTACTCACTTTTATCGTGGTGCTTATCAGGCTACAGCATTAGAGAAGATCGGCTATCTTGGGACTCTAGCGGCAACCACTACAATTATGGGCGCTATTTCGGTACAAGCTAAAGATTTGGCATTTGGTAGAGAGCCTAGACCAGTAGACGAGAAATTAATGGCGGCTGCATTCATGCAGGGCGGTGGCTTAGGAATATTTGGCGATTTCGTATTCTCTGACCATAATAGATATGGCGGCGGTTTTAGTGCTACCGCTTTTGGTGTTACTGGGCAGCTAGCAGATACCTCGTTAAAATATACTATTGGCAATGTTGCACAAGCTATCAAGGGTGAAGAAACCAATATATTAGGCGAGACAGTACAGCTAGCCAAAAGATATAGCCCTAGTGTGTGGCAGACAAGGTTGTTTACTAATGCTATATTTGATCAAATGGAATTACTAGCTAACCCTAACTCACAAAGAAGATTTAACAAGATCGTTAAAAGACGCCAAAAAAACTATGACCAAGGTTATTGGTGGCGACCAGGCGAAACAACACCAGAGGCTTTAAAATGACTATTACAGCATTACCATCACGCGATGAGTACACCTCTAGCGCAGGTCAAACAGTATTTAATTATTCATTCAAGATTTACGAGAGTTCAAATCTTGATGTATATGTCACGCCTGTTGGTCAAATGGCTAATGATGCCGCTGATTTAACTACTGATTATGTGGTCGATCCTAATACTATAGACAATCCTGCTGGCGGTTTTATTACCTTTAACAGTCCATTATCTAGCGGTGATCTAGTAACGATTGTTTCTAATATCCCTTATGACCGTACAGTAGACTATCAGGTTAATGGTGACTTCTTACCTACTACGGTAAATGGGGATAATGACCGCCAAGTATCGCAGATCAAGCAGGTACTTACCCAAGCGCAAAGGTCGCTAGCCTACCCTCAATCATTGCAAGGCGCTTCGTCATTAACTTTTCCATCTCCTGAAGCTGGCTTATACCTTAAATGGAAGATTGACTTATCAGGACTTGAAAACATTGATCTAGATACAGAATTCTTGGCGCTTAGTGGCGGCACAATGGCTGGCTCTATCAATATGGGCGGCTATGATATAACTAATATCAGCGAAACTTATACTAGCAGGCTGTTTTTAGCTGGCTCTGAGATAATCCCAAGTCGTGATTTTACGATAACATTAGCCGAGCAAATAACATTAGTTGATGGTCAGGTATCGGTAACATTTACAAACAACACTCTAGGCGCTACTTTTTACATTAATAGCCTCGATGCCGACTCAGGACTTATTATTGCTGGCGCTGATTACAGTATAGATAATGCCACTAAGACTGTTACGCTAAATAACTCTTACCCTGCCGGCACTATCTTGGTTATGCAATACTTTGATGGCGATGCATCTGGAAGCTTTTTGGCTGAGGCTCATACATGGAGCGGGCAACAACAACCGGCGTTTGCTGATCTAACCTATGCCGCAAACATTGATTGGGATGCAGACTCTCAGGTGACAGGCGTAACTTTAACGGGTAATGCTAATTTTAATGCGCCTACCAACCTTGTTAATCGTGGTTATTATGAGCTATGGATCACTCAAGATGGCATTGGTAGCAGAGTGCCAACATTTGATGCTGCTTATGTTGCTGCTTCACTTCCAACCTTAAGCACAGGAGCAGGGGACGTTGATATTCTATTCTTTAAAAGCAACGGATCGTCTCTAGTTTGTTACTTAAGTAAACTAAATGCTTTCTAATAACCATCTATTGCATAGGTTTAACCCTTTGTGTAAGGTGTTTAAAAGCCGATGCAAAACCACACAATTAAAGAGGAATAAATAATGGCTTATCAATACAATACTAGCATTTCAAGCGCGACACCGGTTGTTGTAAATGAGAATTCAGTTAATGGGTCTTTATTGTTTAGTAAGTTCCACACCATCCAGTGTACAGGTGCTGCTTGTGTTGTGGACGTCAAGATAGCTAACAATGCAGCGTACACTAATGTTGATACGTTGGATGATGCTATACAGAATATGAATGCTTATGGCATTACAGCCATTAAGCTAACAGTTGCCAGTGGTACGTGTGCTGTCAGCATAGCAGGAACCTCTGAATAATGACTATTGTTACGGACGTAATGTCAGACGTAATAACCAATGTCTCCAGTGGTGTCTTAGACCTGAATGGGACCAGAGAACGTTACAGGTTCGACATAGCAGACAGCATGTATGCCACATTCCCTGAATGGACTCCGCTTAATGCTGTGTTCAGCTATGGGGCTGATGTTGTTGTCACTACTGGAAACACTGGCGTAGCACAGGAGATACTTGTAGGTGCCACTGCTGCGGGGGATCATATTTTAAGAGTATCCTCTACAGGCTTTATACAGATCGTATACCGAGATACTGTAGGGACTCAACGCTTCTTTAACACTGGCTCTGCTATTGAT